GTTACTCCGATTCGCCCGCCAGTGATGCCGCCACCGCTTATCATACGTTTTTGCGCGTATTGGTTATCTATAGCTTTTTGGGCCTCTTTGCCGAGGCCTGTTGCGAAATCACGGTCTGTATCTGTGGCGTATTCTTGGGGCTTAGAAGCAAGGGGTCCGGGCTTCGTATCTCTAGTCTCTACCCAATTATTGGGTTGGGTAGTACTAGATGGTCTAGAGGGGCTGGGAGGCTGTTGGCCAAGACCTGCACGTTCGGTTTTAAGGCCATCGAGCGTACTTCTAATGTACTCTGCTTCTGGGCTATCGCCGTTGCCGCCAGTAGGAAAATGTTCATTGGCTATACTTTCTACATAGTCTCCATGAGACTCCCGTGTCATATATACGGAAGGGTCAATAGTATTAAAGGCCTTAGTTGCTAATATTATGTCATCCACGCTACTAATGCGCGGCATATTGTTCTTTCCTGTTGTGCTACCACCCTCTCTAGGGGTAAGGTAGTTAGGTTTGCCATCTTGTTCTCCAACACCAGCGTCATGGAACATAAAAGCGGCATCACCTTCTTTTAGGGGATTCCCCTGAGAATCAAAGCCCCCGCGCGAGTTTTCTATGCCTTTAGGCATAAACTGCATGTCAACTTCATTCATAGGCGCGCGGCTTTGCTCAGGCTGGTCGCTATCGCGTTTAGACATAGGGCTGCCATTAATATACTCCATATACTTAAAACCCACCGGGTTTTTCATAAGAGCGCCGCTCATACCTTGGACTTTAGTCGCTTGTGCCTTGTATTCAGGACTGCCGGGTTTAAGGCCTTTTAACTTCTCTGCCTCCATAGCAATGGCGTTAATAGCAAATTTAGCTTCTTGCTGGTCTTCTACACGCTTTGCCTTACGATTAAATTCATCGTTTTTTGCTACTTCGAGCGCATGCGCCTGCCTAAAGCGGCTACCTAAAGCATTAGCCTCTTCTACATCTTGGTCTTTATCCCAGACCCTTTTGGCCATACGCCCGCCTGCGTCAATGGCTTGTATTAATCCCATACTATCTCCTAATTACCATATCATGGCTGCTAGAGAACCAATACCTGCTGCGCTATTTTGCCCAGAGGTGGTCGCAGCCGATTGTTCTTGGCCATATTGTAATGCGCGCCCTTGTCCAAGACCCACTGAATTCATCATCATGCCCGTTCCGGTTTGTTTTATACGAGCGCCCATGTTGGCCAGCGATATAGCCTCTTGGTTATTCATGTCGCGCTGCCCTTCACGTGCTTTGTTCATGGTAAACGCAGTATCGGACGCATTGTTTCGGATACGCGCTTTGCCTAAAGATTGCGTTTGTTGTTTAGTCATCCCCACGCCATACCGCGACTGGTCCCGGCTGCTAGCTAAAGCCTGTCGTTTATGGTGTCCCGGCAAACGTTGATCTGCATCGACAACCATTTTATTGCTGTTAAGGTTATCAAGCCTCTGTTGTATAAGAGGCATGCCGTGTTGTTCAAAAGTTTCAAAGTCTCGACGCAAGAAGCCTGCTAATCTCTCTTGGTCTGCTAACAATAGCGGGTCTGTAGGGTTACTTTGGTCCCCCCAAAGATCAAACGGGTCTTTGAATCTGGTGCCTGTAGGCCCCCCTGTGGACTCAAAGATGCTATCTAAAATACCCATTATACCATTTCTCCAAACTGACTCCACTTGCTGTTTTCTTCATACTTGGCATCTCCATACATACCAGTTTTATCGTTCATCCACTGGTTATAATCTTCTGCCCCCGATGCCTTAAACGCTATCTGGTTACGCTTGTCTCTACCTCTGCGGCGTTCATTGCCATAATGTCCTGATACCGCTCCGCTTGCTATGCCCAAGCCTTGAAGCCGTCTCGCGTACAATGCATTTTTTTGACTTGTGGCTTGGGAACTGAGTGCAGCTTTTCCTCGCCCTAAACTAGCTGTAATACTGCCCGAAGTGTTAAGCTCCCCTGAGAGAACGTTAGACGCCGCCCCAGAGAACGCATTTTTACTGGAAAGAGCGTTAGCTTGGGCCCGTAGCGCCCCTTGGCTGAAATCTTGGCTTTTTAAGCGGTCTATGGTTTTAACATCGTGCAGTTTTCCAGTAAGGTTGGCCAGCCCAAAACCCGCACCCCCGCTAAACTTATTAGCGTGGTCTTGGCTATTTTGACCTGCTCTATATCCAGTGGGGTCGTACTTGCCCCGTTTAATGAGAGTGTCCGTACTTTCCTTAAGGACGCCCTCCCCTAACGTAGCAGTTTTTCCGCCGTACAGAGACAACGCCTGTTCTTCGGGGCCACGGGGTGTTTCTTCCACCTCGGGCGCAAGTATACTGTTTTTTCCACCCGCCATTATAGATATTTCCTGTAAGTAGTATTCGGTAGTACTTCAAGGCCAAAGGCTTCTGCTTTAGCCGCCCATCCGTTTCGCTGAGAACTTGCTTCTATATAAGAGCAGCCTGTTTCTTTAGCTGCCCATTCAAGTGTGGCGTAAACTTTCTTTAAGTTAAAGTCAATAGTAGCATAAGCGCCCCAAACAAACAGGTACTTTTTGCCGAAGTCATCCACTGCAATCTCACATATAAGCGCTAGTTTCTTAGTATCGGGGGATAAGATAATTAAATCGTTAACCGCACGACCTATTAATTTATGCACAGAAAAAGCAGGGTCTGGGTTTTTTGCCATAGCCCGCTGCATACCTCTTAGCAAATCATCAAGTATTTCCGCTGAAAAATCCGTGACGTGCGGATACATAGTCACCAACTAAATGAAGCTACGCGAGCACCCGGGGTTCGAGTCTCTTCCGCTCGAAGCTTAGCTTTGCCCGTACCCATAGTGAACTTGCCTGAATGATATTGCGCTAACCTAATATTGGACCAAGTCTTATTAGGCTGCTCATATAAACGAGCAAGTGCCCCATTTATAATAACATCTTCGTACTCTTCGATTATCTGGTCATCTATATCAGTAGCATCACGCTGCAATGTTAGAACAATTTTCATGTCAATTACATCGTCCGATTGTGGAGGCGGCGACAGACAGAAAGTATTGTTATCAATGAGTGTTATGTGCTTAGTATCTAGTCCTGTTTTAACATCATCAGGAGTGATATACGCTTTAGCAGCGTCACGTAAATATTCTAGGTTGGTGTTCGAAACTGTTAGTTTAGCGTACAGAATGTCATGGCCAAGCGCTCCCGTGGGAAGTGTTAGGTCATACGCATCTGAACCTGCAGTTATAGCGCCACCAAAGTCAATGCGCCAAGAACGAGAATCTTTAAAGAACTCTCTAGCACTTTCGCGAATTAGACGTTGTAGCATAAAATTAGGTGCTTCTGGGGCGCGTGTCTTTAATAGCACGGCCAGTGTTGAAATAAGCATTATCCGATTGCCTCAACCACAGCAGGTGGCGGTTTACGGTCAGGGGATTCGGTCTGTTCCGCTTGTGTCTTGCCAGTAAGTGCTTGTAAGAAAGCACCATAATATCCGCCAGCCAAGTTCATATCCCCAGAGAAATCTGAATCTTTGCTGAAACAGCGCCAAGCAACGTAGTTTGTTAGGGCAGGGCCATAAATGTCCTGCAATGGAATGGCATCCCCAATAGCCGTTACAGCTACTGGGATGCCCGCATACACCAACTCGATTGTAGCGCCAGCAACGACCGGAGGGTATAAGTAAAAATAATCACGCTGCCGCGTGTCGTACATGTAATGTTCTGCGTCCGCAGCTTGGGCAACTTCGCGCCAAGTGGGAAACTCAATATCTAGCTCATTACGTTTAGTAAAAGTAACAGGTGCTGTAGTGCCGCCACCAGTAGTCGTATTAGATACAACTTCGAGCAGAGCCGCTAAAGTACTACTTAAACTTAAGAAATCTTGTTTGAATCCCGCAGCACAGACGAACTCTTCTGTGATGGGGTTAGAATCTGGTTTGATTAAAACACACTGGCGTAAGCCGTGGTTAACCCATTCAATTAGTTCTGCATCAAGCCAACGAACTCCAAGAGGGTCAGTGGTAATTGCACGTACATCTCTGAGTATATCGCTAACAAGCAAAGCCATGAATGTCTCCTAAAAAGGGCCGGAAGCCGAAGTACCACGAAGTACGGAGCAAATAACACAACCGACCAAGGGGTAATAAACAAAGGGCCCGGGAAGGAACCCTTTGTTTACATTTTGCTAGGCTTAAGTACCTACGCCGTATGCAACATCTAGTGTCAAAGCACCGAAATCTTGCAAGTTGGTTGGGTCGTCATAAGAGCCTTTATACTGTGACTTAGCCATACCGTAGATTTTACCGATAGAAACGCCCGGTTGGTTACCGTAGTCATTTACATCAGATTCATCCCAATAAGGAGTACCTAGGTCAGATAATGCTAAAGCCTGTGCACCTAAGAACAAACAACGTGAACCAGCAGTAGCATTGTCAGTACCAGCATTTACACCAAACTTAGGTAACGCAATACCAGCTACGCCAGTTGTTGCAGCACTAGCTGCAGTACTGTCAGCAGAACCAGTGTTATTAAGCACATAACGGTGAGACATAACAATAATACCATCAAC